AATATTATACGGATGGCCGCTTTTGGAGCCTGTGGAATTTGAATTTCTTTCTATTTTTACCAAAATGCCATTTGGTGTCCAAGTATAAATAAGACCCCAGACACCGATTCATAGAGTAAGTTGTTCTGAAGAGTCAATCGGTGTCCATTGACCATGGCTCCTCCAAAACCATTTAAAATAAATGCCAAAAATTATTTCATCACTTATCCCACATGCTCTCTTACTAAAGAGGAAGCACTTTCCCAATTACAAAATCTACAAACCCCAGTAAACAAAAAATACATTAGAATCTGCAGAGAGCTTCACGAGAATGGGGAACCTCATCTTCACGTGCTCCTCCAGTTCGAAGGCAAATACCAGTGCAAGAATCAGAGATTCTTCGACCTCGTATCCCCAACTAGGTCAGCACATTTCCATCCGAACATACAGGGAGCTAAATCCAGCTCCGACGTCAAGTCCTATATCGCCAAGGACGGGGACATTCTCGAGTGGGGGGAATTTCAGATCGATGGAAGATCTGCAAGAGGGGGACAACAGACAGCAAACGACGCTTACGCCGCAGCACTTAACTCAGGCAGTAAATCAGAGGCTCTTAGCGTCATTAAGGAATTAGCACCCAAGGATTATGTATTACAATTTCATAATTTAAATGCTAATCTAGATAGGATTTTTACACCTCCATTGGAGGTTTATGTTTCTCCTTTTTCATCTTCTTCTTTCGACCAAGTCCCGGAGGAACTTGAAGAGTGGGTGTCCGAGAACGTTGTCGACGCCGCTGCGCGGCCTCATAGACCTCAAAGTATAGTAATTGAGGGTGATAGTCGTACTGGGAAGACAATGTGGGCTAGGTCTTTAGGCCCACATAATTACCTATGTGGGCATTTGGATCTAAGCCCAAAAGTCTATAGTAACGACGCGTGGTATAACGTCATTGATGACGTAGATCCGCACTTCCTCAAGCACTTTAAAGAGTTTATGGGGACCCAAAGGGACTGGCAATCCAATACCAAGTACGGGAAGCCAGTTCAAATTAAAGGCGGCATACCGACAATCTTCCTATGCAATCCTGGGCCAAACAGCAGTTATAAAGAATTCCTCGACGAGGACAAGAACACCTCATTAAAGAATTGGGCTCTCAAAAATGCGATCTTCGTCACCCTCGAAGGACCACTGTACTCAGATTCCAATCAAAGTACAGCACAGGGAAGCGAAGAGGGTACACAGGAGGAGGAGAGTAGATCTTAATTGCGGGTGTTCTTATTATCTTTCAATCAACTGCCACAACCATGGATTCACGCACAGGGGAACCCATCACTGCAGCTCAAGCATGGAATGGCGCCTATATCTGGGACGTTCCAAATCCCCTCTATTTCAAGATCCTCAACCACGACAACCGTCCATTCACGAGCAACATGGACATAATAAAGATCAGGATCCAATTCAACTACAACCTACGGAGAGCTCTGGGAGTGCACAAGTGTTTTCTGACCTTCCAAATCTGGACGACCTTACACCCTCCGACTGGTCTTTTCTTAAGGGTATTCAAAACCCAAGTCCTCAAGTATATCAACAATCTAGGAGTAATCTCACTTAATTCCATTATTAGGGCTGTAGAACATGTATTTTACAATAAATTAGAACAAACTATGTATGTAAAGCAAACTTCAGAAATAAAATTCGATATTTATTAATATCAATTTGTTACAGAATCGTAGAAGTAGCTTCTAACTTTCAAAGTAGCATACACAGGATTAGAGGCATGAGTACATGCCATGTACAACAATAACGCATTCTCAGTATGATTCTCATATTTCCCAGCTTCCTGGTGATTATAAACCACATAATTGTTAACACGATAGAATTTCCTAATTATAGCTTGTTCCTTAGCAGCATATTGACCACCTGTGACTGTTGCCTGGAACCTCCTCAACACCTGAAACCGATCACGTTGATCGTTCTTCACAGTAGCCGTAGAAGGCTCGTTGTCATAAACATTGAACACTTGCTGGAAATCGTTAGGAGTTCCTGATGGGCGCCTATCTCTTACGATCCAGAACATAACTGTGTTAGTATGATTCTTGGTCTTGATGTTCTCGTCCATCCATATTTTGCCAACAAAATACAATGACTTCACGCAGAAACGTTTGCCTACTCGATGGGTCAGCCCAATACCCCTAGTAACATCAGAAAGACAAATTACCTTACCCATATGACCAATATCATTCTTCGCATCAAAAGACTGCACCTTACATGGGCCTTCACATCCTTTGGGAACATCAGGGCTTCTGTACATCCTGTACAGTCTGGGCTTCCTGTACATGGGCCTGTTCGCCCATATTCGTGATTTTGTGACGCGGACAGTGGGGGCAACTGCACGGGTTGCATAGGGGCTGTCGAAGTTCAGTCGACGACGCACCTTCGACGCGGGGGTAGAAATGACGATATCGGCAGGACGCTTCGACATAATTCCTGGAACGTAAAATAGAAATTAAATCGCGAATTAGATCGTAACCTACCGTATCAGGAGAGTATTCTTCAGACAGTTGTTGAAGGTATTTAATCGCAAGCATGCAACGAAACCCGTGAACGGTCTCAGGGAACTCGTTTAACAGTGGATCCCACATTTTCAAAATGAAACTTGTCGAAGAAGTACTTATAATAGGCGGGAAATTATTTAAGCTTTGAGCGCGTCATTTTATTGGCAGACAGGAGTTAGTGGAGGGGCCCACAAAAAAAATCGCGCGGCCATCCGGT